TGAAGAGGAAGAATCGCCTACCGCTGCCGTCGTCGAAGAGAAGGAATAAACATATCCACTTATTATAACTTGCGAATGCGCAATGAAAAAATACAAAGCGATTGCTATACCAGTTAGTTTTGCGGATGGTAAACCGAGATTTCTCACGGTTAGGGATTATCGGTTCAAGGAGTGGATATTTGTCACGGGAGGGTGTCGGAGGAGGGAAATATTCAACCCGATTCGTTGTGCTCTACGGGAATTGGAGGAGGAGACGAGGGGGGTGATATCTTTAAAAAGTGGTGAGTATACAGAGTTTAAGTTTATACATAAAGAAAGCCCAACTGTAGATTTAGAATATAATGTCTTCATATTCTTCGTCAACTATACACGTCCACAGCAGCATGAGTTCACCAAGAAGTTTTTCGAAGAGAAGCAGAAAACAAACGTGAAGAAGGCTTTGCATCAACCCTACAAAAGGACGTTCGATGAGAATGATTTCATGAGTTTTGATACTCTCGAGGAGTTCAATACACGGAAACGATGGAAATTGATAGTGGATAATGTGATTAAGAATCCAGAATTCTATTCGTGTATAACTTCTTTGAATAGAAAAACCTTTTCTATTAAATAATGAAGTCCAAAGCGTACGTGTTGATGCAGATTAAGGAACTCCTTGATACGAACAGGGGGTTGTGTGAAGAGGAGATTGAGCAGTGGATGGAAGAACACAAGGAGAAAACAGTTTATGAACTCCTCGTGATCAAGAAGGAATTGGCTGAAAAAAAGATTTTCCAAGACATCTCCTGTATGAACTGGTTTAGAGAAAATGATCAATAAATATATATGTTTAAAAATTGGTGCGTATCCCAAAAAATCAATGGCGCGACCAATCTATCACATGTGCTCATGGACGGTGGCGTCCTTTCCGTGCCATTTGATAAATTGAACGACTTTTACGAAAAGTACATAGAAGCGATCGCATCCGGTGAAAAACTGTTTGTCGTGGAACAGAAGACACCAGTGTACAATTTCTTCGTGGACATAGACTATAAGGATGCGACGTCACTCTCCATAGATGAGATCAAGTCCATATGTAAAATCATATGCGATAAGGTGAAACGTTACGGTGGTAAAGAGTGTATCATTTCCGTTTCACCACCAAAATCATGTGGATCTTTGATAAAAACTGGTGTACATCTGAACTGGTATGGGTACGTCGTCGACCAGGCTTCAGCGGTCGCTCTCAGAGAACATATTCTCGTCGCACTCTCAAAGGCGAAGAGTTCGATCGATTGGAATGAAATCATCGATGCAGCCGTTTATGGTGATGTACACAGGAAAACCAAGGGAAGTGGTTTCAGGATGCCGTGGTCATACAAAAAGGCAAAACACGATTCGTGTGATGGTCGGGGGTGTGAGGCATGTGAGGGTGGTAAAATAGATCAATTATCGTATCTCCCAGTGTTCAGGTACACCACAGAACCTTTGAGTACGATCATTCGAATCGATTCAACCCCCAGTGTCGAAATCCTAAAAATGTCTGCGATCCGCACCGATGCCCCCCAAAATGCATTCGTTGAACCACCCTCTATGGCGATTCGCGAAGGATCGTTCACGGGTGATGAGATCAAGGATGAGATTCAGAATGATATTGTTAAATCTAGACTTGAGAGTTTTGTTCAGAACAACATGGAGGGTCAGGGTGGGTCTTACATCACGAAACTGTTTAAGTTCAAAAACACCTATTTAGCCTCAACTACATCAAAATACTGTGAAAATCTAAAAAGGGAGCATGGTTCGAATCACGTGTGGTTCATCATCAGCGGTCAATACATCGCCCAAAAATGTTTTTGTCGATGTGAAACGATCAGGTCGAGGCGAGATGGTTTTTGTAAAGATTTCTGTGGACGTAAACATAAACTTTCACCCATTATCCTAAACGATTTGTATCCAGATAAACAGGAGATCCAGAAGTGCCCAGAATTAACGAAGCGTGTAGAAAAACCTCAGTTTAACAAGCGTGACGCTAAACCCAGGGTACAGGCGTTCATTCAGAAGTTCATGGTGGGTCAGGAGAGTACGACCGTCGTAGATATCTCTAAAAACAAGACAAACTACATAGCTCTCACCACATCAACGTATTGTGAATCCATCAAGGGTAATCACGAAGACTGTGTGATGTCCTACAGGATAAAAGGGAATAAGATTACACAAGCGTGTCCCAAATGTAAAGGGAAGAAAAACGTAGCGAGAACATACACACTTGTCGATAGTGACCTCGTAAAACTACTTAAACAATAATACCATCTACATTATAAATGGTTTCCACTCGCACCCGTCTAGGAAGGAATATAAAGAAACCCGAATTTTTTAAGCCCACTGAAGATGTCCTTGAGGATGATTACTGTGACGATGACCATGATACAGACTTTGATTCTGAAATCGACACAGAAGACGAGGAAGATTTTTCAACTGATGAGGATGAAGAGGATGCTGATGAAAATGGGAATCTCAAAGATTTTGTAGTAGAAGATGAAAGTGAAAGTGAGGAAGAAGACGCTTAAAAAAAACACGATATATATTAAAAAATGGAAACAGACATTGGTAATCCCATTGAATATAATCCCACTGTGAGTGAAGAGAAAGATGATGAAAATAAAGAAGAAGAGTATTATTTTCATCCATCCGAAATGGCGAATTACCCACAGCAGCCCACGTTTCAGCAGCCGCAACAACAAACACAGGAAACATTTGATCTCTTTAAGAATGTCGATAAGTCTACATGGATCATAGCATTCGCTGTGTTTCTACTTGGTTTTTTTATGGGGAAAACCATGCAACCAGTGATTCTCAGGTATACTTGAGTACGGTGCGAAATACCTGGTCTTACCACCAGCTACTAACGTTTTTCCGTGACTATCCCTTCTCATGAGTTGAGTTGGATACATGGGTATGATGAACGCATCTGCTGTATCTTCAACAAATCCACGAGTAGTACTGGGTTCGAGTTGTACTATTTTTCTTTTCTTTTCCCTTTTGTTTTTTGAATTCCAAGGCGATCCAAAAAACAAAACAAAGAACATACCCGTCAATATGACTGCGACGAGTATGGAAATCATTTATTACTATATATGAATATTATTTACGCGGGGGTGACCTCAGTCTCCTCTTCCTCCTCCTCCTTGACCTCCTCGAGTTTAGCCGCAGCTTCGCGCTGTTTCTGACGCTCCTCAACTTCAGCGGCGACGATGGCGTCAGCCTCCTTGACCAGATCATCCATCGGGGTGTCGGGCTTCTCCTTCTTGAGACGCTCGAGAACCTCTGCGGGGTGGGAAATCGGAGCCTCATCGGGCTTGGTGTAAAACTTAGAGTTATCGTCACCGGGGTTATACGACACCTTGGTATCCGCCATAGCCTGCTTACGTTCCTGGAACATGCGAGCAGCCTGAGACTGGTTCTCACGGTAACCGGTCATGATCTCCTCAAGCTTCTCGTTCGTGTAATGCACATCCTCGATCTTGGTGGGATCGGGGGGGATCAAGAGCCACTTGTACTGCTCCACGACATAGATATCGAATGTGGGATCCTCCTTCTGAAGGCGCTTCGCATGGTTCGCAGCCTCATCACGGGTGGCGAAAGCACCACGGAGCTTAATACCAAACTTATCAGTCTTTTGAGGACATTCGGGTCCAACAATGGAGATGCACGCGAAGACTTGCCCAGGAACAGTAGTGTAGTCGGTTTCGAGAGACATTATATCTTTTTTGGGTCTGTAAACTTTAAGCTCTTGAAAAACCTAAGTGTCCAAAGAAATCAAGGAAGATCAAGACAAATATGTTTCTCAACGACGGCACACCTCATCATGACGGCATCGCCAATGAGCACTACACGATCTATATGATTAACCACAATCCCAAGCTTGCACCAATCCGAGAAAAGCTCGGTTTCCTCGTCCATAAAGGGGGTACGCAACAAAACCCCGACGCCATGTGCCTCGAAACTGGGGTGAAGGTATCTCTGAAAAACAAGGAGTCTGAGAGTGGGAGCTTCGATTGGAAAAATATGTCTTTCGTTGATGACGAATTCGGTGCTCTCCATAAAGATATCGCTCAATTTTACAAACGCTACCCGGACGAAGAAAAGACTGTCCGAGGCATGTACAAGAAACTACTTAACCTGATTTCAAAGTCTATCGACCCGGGTTCGATGCTCAAGCGCGTCCTCGACGGTCATGAATCCGACTGGATTGTAGTGAACTTCAAGAAGTCGAGGGAGATGATCCTATTTCACCGCGATGAACTGACCGAGCTCTGGAAGAACCCCGGTGAGTGTATGGTTCGAAACGGGTGCGCCAGTGGGAAGATTGAGGGTACACCCAATCTTCGCATGCGTGTATGTCTGAACAATGGTGTCCGCGCCCTACTTGGTCGAGGTTCCGCTATCTGTGTGAAAATCCAACAGGATCAGCCCCGAAAGCTTCTGACTCATCTCAAGAACTCTATTGTGTGCGCGTATTAATTATAGCTGTGTTATCGTTTTTATCAATAAGAATACAAGGTCGTTTCAAATTTTTTGCTGCTTTACCAGTCGTCCCCGACCCACACATAGGATCGAGTACGGTGTCCCCCTCATCTGTGGATATTAAGATGATTCGTTCGATGAGTTTAACCGGCTTCGCCGTGGGGTACGTTCGTAACTCAGAACCTTGGCTGATGGAGTGAATATCGTCCCATAGATCTGTGCATGGTTTACCCTCTGTTTCATGAAGGTAGATCTTCTTGTATAGTTTCGAATTCTTTGTCTTTGGTGTGTGAAGTCTGTTATCAGCCTTAAGGCGCTCGAGCTCTTCTTGTTTAATTCGCCACCCGGATGGTGGGTTATACACTCGATCCCCGAATTCAAACGTATACATGTACCCCTTTTTTGTATTCTCTGTGACTACGTGCCCAAGTGAATAGTTTCCCCTATCATCTTTGTTGTTGAATGAATTCTTCACGTACATCTCATCTCTGGATTGGTACACGAGATTGAATTTGGGGTTCTTCGACATATTACACCTAAAAATAATATCGATCGTCGCTCCGAGTTTGTGTTTCACGTTATTCTTGGAACGACATTTCTTCCAGAAAATCGGTTGAACGTATTTAAACTTCTCCCTCAGAATCTGTTCGGGTGTAAACATCTTTTCAGCTGAGATGTGGAAAAAGAGAGACCCATCTTTCTTCAGTTTCGGAATACATTTGTCTATGACCCGCTCTATAAAGTCTTTATAATCCCCACCCTTCCATGTATCTGAAAACCCCGTAGAATTCTCATGGGACATCGTATAATCACGACCACTGTCGAACGGTGGGTCGAGATAGATCGCGGCGATTGACCCATCCTTTACTAGGTCGAGTTTTTCTAGACAATCCCCGATGATATATTCCATTAGAAGATATACAGTAATAAACTTTAACCTAAGTAACCACATTAAAAAGATGTAAACATGTATCATCATGGAGGAGATTCGTAAGAATCATAACGAGGCGAAGAGGGTTTTGATTCGGTCGGTGGCTCGAGAGGGACAGCACATCCTCGATGTTGGGTGTGGTTTTGGTGGAGATCTCCAGAAATGGCACAACTGTGGAGTGAACATCAATATGTGTGACCCTGAACCAACTGCACTCGAAGAAGCTCGTTCGCGTGCGAAGAATATGCGCATACGAGTCAATTTCTATGAGGGTGATATCCATCAATGCCCCCACCGGAAGTTTGATGTTATATGTTTCAACTTTTCGCTTCACTATATATTCGCATCGAGGGACTTTTTTATGAGTTCTCTCAGGGAAATTAAGAAGCGTGCAAAACACGGGACCTATCTCGTGGGTATCATTCCAGATTCAGAAAAGATCATATTTAAAACACCACTCCTCGATGATATGGGAAACTTTTTCAAATTGAAGGAACACGGAAATGGGGATTTTGGTGAAAAGTTATTTGTACACCTGACGGATACCCCTTATTACGCAGATGGACCCAAATCTGAACCCGTGGCGTATAAGGATCAACTCGTGACGCATTTGGAGCATCTCGGATTTAGATTACAACTTTGGGAGGGACTGTGTGGAAATCCAATCTCAGAGTTGTATAGCAAATTTATCTTTGTATATGATAGATGAAACTTTTCGGTATATTACTTTTGATTAATCTAATTATTCTCTTCATGACCCGTCAGCCCCAGGAACTTATCGATGTAAAAGAGAAATATCAGATTCTCCGCGATCACCTAAAAGCGACTGAAAATGAAAAATTCAAAATGCTCCTCCGCCCCATCCCCATAACAGGATTGAAACGAATGAACGGAACTGTCGGATATAACGTCAACAAGGGTGCGGACATAACTATATGTCTTGATGGTGATTCGAACAAGATTTTCCATGTCCTCATTCACGAACTCGCACACAGTACGGTCACAGAGTTTTCGCATTCTAAGAACTTTTGGAAAAATTTCGTAGAATTGAGGGGTATTTGTGAATCCATTGGGATTTATAAGAGGATGCCCCAAAGGACTAAATTTTGTGGTCAGCATATTCAGGATAAATAATAATCTCGCGATACTATAAATGCAAACCCCTATTACACAGATGTTACTGGCGCTCTTTTATTGGCTGGTTTTCTTTGCCATCACCCAGGTCCCAGTTCACGTCGATAACTATTACGTGAACCTGGTATTCTTGACCGTTGTTATCCCTAACGCGGCTCGTTATATCGTGGGTGAACAACCTGAGCTCGCAGTTGATCGATCCTTCTTTGCTATGGCTACTCTCCTCGCGCTCATCATTGTGTTCGCTGTGAACGAATGGTGGAAGCGGTCGAAGGATACCGTCAAGAATTTTCATAGGAGCGATCGAAAGAAGCGTCTTGAGTTGGCGGCTATTCTCGCCGGTGCTTTCGTTCTCGGTGCTGTAGTCATTTATTCCTCTGGTATAGATAACTCCATCTACAACAACATGATGCAGCCAAACGCTTAAACCTTGATAATATATGTCTTAGTGATGTAGAAAATGATCGCAGCCACCACACCAGTGGTAGCGAGACCGACAACACTTCTACCCCCTTGTTCGTTAAGGAACTTGGGGATAGAGGTCGCGAGACGATCCTGAACAGGTTTGCTGACCGCAACAGCGGCACCGACAGCTACGATGAGTGCGGTGAGCTGATCATCAGTGAGGTTGAGGGGGTTTTTGCTTTCGGGGATGGGATCAGTCTGTTGGGAGGGAGCAGCCGCGGCGGGGTACACGCCTTGCTGAGGCTGAGCCTGAACCATTTGGGGTTGTACCCTGGGGTCGTCCATCATCGGGGGCTGCTCCATCATGATATCATTAATAGGTGTAGAATCCATCTCGTCTTTATCTTTACTCACATTTTTTTCGTTTGTTTTAAACGCTGTCGATGGTTTATCTTGCAGAGGGACCATTCCATCGCCGTCGTCAAAAAGATTCATGGTATTTACTTGATCAGTAGCCATTTAATATATTCACATGTTTTCTTGAAGTGTTAAGTGACGCAGTTTACTTTTTCTTAGTGATCGTGAGTTTGGTTTTCTTCGTCGCCTTCTTAGCATCTTCATCTTTCTGTGTGAGATGTTTGGGGTTGTACATCTTTTTATGCATCTGCCACAGTTGTGGACTCCCAACCCTGAAATTCTTTCGAACAGTCGCTTTGTACCAGAAGACACAATCTTGGATCTTGTTAGACTTCACAGTGTTGTCTAACACAAGACATTCATAGTTTTCTGTGCACGCATCCATCACTTTACAGAACATATCAAACGATGGAAAAATACCAAAGAATGACTTGTACAACTTTTCTCTATTCTGAATGATATTTTCCCTGAGGATAAACACATAATCAACGTTCGCTCGAAGTGCTGGAGGGAGGTCCATCACATACTGCATCGTCAACATGAAGAAAATCTTCCAGTGTCGACCATTCATGAAACATTGTCGAATACATGTATCCTTTAGAAACTTTGAATCATACATACAATCATCTAAAAGCATGAAGGCACCACAATTATCCCGACCTTCACCTACCAATTTTCGTTGCCGGGACATCACCCTCTCTATGGCGTCTCTGTCGTAATCGCCGTAGATGAACAGGTCTGGGATAAAATCCGAATAGAAATGATTCCCTTCCTCTGTACCAGACAACACAATTCCAGCTGGGAGATGTCTCTTATGGAACATGATATCTTTCACCAGGGTCGATTTACCGGTATTGCGCTTCCCAATGAACACACACACTCGATCATCCGCTATCGTCTCGGGCTTGAACTTCTTCAACTGAAGATTCATTCTATTATAGTCTTCCGTTTTATTTGTTACAATTTTACTCATATACTCCACCTAAGTCTTCGTTTTGTTAGGAAATTCATAAAAGATGGATACCATGATGGAACAATATATCGAAACGATGACGAACATCCTGACACCAGTCATGGAACGAGCGACTATTCTCGCAGCTGAATACTCTAAAGCCTGTGGTCGAGATGTTCTTCTACCAGAGGATATAGAGTATGCGATGAAATACTGCGCTATGCACACAGTCGGTCTCTCGATTGGAAGCATGTTCCCCGAGATTTATGATGACGACGAAGACTCAGACGAAGATATGGATGTGGTATCCGAGGAGGAATGCCCCAAATTTGTTCGTTATTCAGGAGAAGACCCCAAGTTTATCGAGATAAACAATGCATACGATGAATGGGATGACTGGGTGCCCCAAAACCCGACAGAAGAGATGTTAAAAAATACTATTAATAGTAATGTTCACATGGGAGCCTGATGGTTGGAACTTTTCAGATTCTGGAGTAAAACTACATGTATATGAGGATGATGATTCAGATAGTAATAGTAGTTCATGTGCTGAAATATCAGGAGATGATCAACTCCTAAAAAAGGTCAAAACGAAATACAAAAAATTAGACAAGGAGGAATTATTACCAGAATAAATAATTTTCGTGGGGTATTATATATTACTCACGATGAAGGATGCTATTAAGACTGTCACTCTTGTTACCCAGGAACTCGAGACCCAATCCCTGAACGCGATTGTCGCTGGTTTCTCGTTCGCTGCGGCGATGTCCTGGATGGATGTCGTTCGCTTCATCATCAACCAGGTCATTAAGGTGCCCAAGAACGGCGGTGCCCAGTACGCGCTCACTGCGGTGCTCACCACCCTCCTCTCGATTGCGGTCTACATGTCGATCTCCACTGTGTCGACCCGCGTCTCGAAGCCCGCCCAACCCGTGTACGCGATCTCTCGCTAAACCGATGGTGGTGGTGGTAGTGGCTTACGATTTGTGAGGAGCATTAACATACCCCCAAAGAAAATGATAATACCGATGTAAATGTATACTTCTTGGTTATAAAGAACCTTTGCCTCAGGCTTCTTTATTACTTCAACTTCACCCTTCTTGGTCCCAGTGATATTGGTAATTGGAACCTTGGGTAAACCCTCTAATTTATCAGTAGAACACGTGATTTCAAATTTTAGGATGTGATCCTGGTTTCTAAAATCATATGGAATGAGGCGTCCATGACTCATATAAAAGAATTCAATTTTCAAATCCTTTATGATTTTTTGGGGTCCAGAATGAAAATGATGTATAAGTGGATCATCACCACCATGTATATTGATAAAGTCGGAACCGTTTAGGAGAATATGCCCTGTATAGAAGGGTGTTGAGCCATACACAGATTGTGTAAATTCGTCAGACCCTGTTGTGAGTTTGAGTACGAGAGAATTGGGTCCGTTAAGATTGATAGCAC